GAAGATTGGTATTTGGTGTGAAGATTTGAAAAATGAAATTATATTGAATGAAGGTTCAATTCAAAACATTAATTTCAATCAGTATCTTGATATTGAAGACAAGAACTACAATAAAAAAGTTAAAAGGATTGAACATCTTATTCCAAAGTACAAAACCATTTGGGAAATTTCACAAAGAGAACTTATCAATATGGCGGCGGACAGAGCACCATTTATAGACCAATCTCAATCTATGAATATCTATATGTCTAACCCTACATTGTCTAAGATTACTTCATCTCACTTCCATTCGTGGGAAAAAGGTTTGAAGACTCTTTGTTACTATGTTAGAACAAAAGCAATTTCAACGGGTGCTAAACATTTAGCTTTGGATGTATCTAAAGTTCAAAAACCTAAACCTGTTGTAGAAGTTCCGAAGGTTGATTATAGTAGTATGAATTTACCACCCAAACCTGAAGGAATTGAAATTGAATGTTTCGGTTGTTCTTCTTAATTAAATAATTAATCCCGAGTAATTCGGGATTTTTTATTTTGGGCTATTTATAAGGAAAAACAAGGGACTTATATTTATCTTTATGGCAAACGGAGTTACATACGGTATTAATTTTCCATTCAGAGATTCTAGACGAGGAGATTACTTGGAGCTTACTCAGTTGGAATCCCAACAGATAAAATCTGATCTGATTCACCTTCTTTTAACGAGAAAAGGAAGTAGATATTATTTACCAACATTTGGTACAAGATTATATGAATTCTTATTTGAACCTTTCGATGGATTGACATTCGACGCAATACAATCTGATATTAGAGAAGCGGTTCAAACATTCATGCCAAATCTACTCTTGAATCAGATTTCAATAACTCCAGCAGACCCTGAGTTAGAAGTTGATACTATGTTGGGTGAGAATACTATTGGAACAAGTGAATCTCCAATATACAGATTACCAGGTAAAGGGACATCCGAATACACTGCAAAAATTAGAATAGATTATTCAAATAACAGATCGACTTTCGCTCAAAATGATTTTGTTATTATCAATATTTAATATAGATGGCAAATCGTAAAATTTCATATACCACCAGAGACTATCAGGGAATAAGAACTGAGTTACTCAACTATGTAAGAACTTATTATCCTGAACTTATACAGGATTTTAATGATGCATCTGTATTTTCAGTGTTTTTGGATTTGAATGCTGCTGTTGCAGACAACTTACACTATCATATTGATAGAAGTATTCAAGAAACTGTATTACAATACGCACAACAAAGGTCTTCAATTTATAACATTGCAAGAACTTATGGATTAAAATTACCTGGTCAAAGACCATCCGTAGCCTTAGTAGATTTTTCGATTACTGTTCCTGTATTTGGTGATAAAGAAGATGAAAGATACTTGGGAGTTTTAGCAAGAGGTTCACAAGTCTCAGGTGCGGGTATTGTGTTTGAAAACATATATGATGTTGATTTTTCTTCACCATATAACGCACAAGGTTTTCCGAATAGATTGAAGATTCCAAATCGAAACGCCAACAACGTGATTATCAATTACACAATCACAAAAAGAGAACTTGTTGTAAATGGAATTACCAAAGTATTCAAGAGAGTAATCACTCCTAATGATGTGAAGCCATTCTTCGAATTGTTTTTACCTGAAAAAAATGTTCTGGGTATTACAAGTGTTTTATTAAAGAGTGGAACGGAATATACAAATATACCAACTGTCGCAGAATTTTTGGGTTCACCTAACAAATGGTATGAAGTGGACGCCTTAGCTGAAGACAGAGTTTTCATTGAGGACCCGACAAAAGTTTCAGACCAACCTGGTATTAAGGTAGGAAGATATATCCAAACATCAAACAGATTCATTAGTGAATATACTCCTGAGGGATTTAAGAAACTAACATTTGGAGGAGGAACGAACACCGCTCAGGATGCATTGGACCAATTCACAACTGTAGGAGCAACCATAGACCTTCAAAGGTATTCTAATAATTTATCTTTGGGTTCAGCTTTGAGTCCTAACTCTACACTATTTGTTCAATATAGAGTTGGTGGAGGATTAGGAACAAACTTGGGGACTAACGTTATTACACAAATTGGAACAGTATCATTCTTTGTTAATGGACCATCTGAACTTACAAACTCTTCAGTTGTCAATTCTTTGAGATGTAACAACGTTACTGCGGCAATCGGTGGAGCGGGATTACCGTCACTTGAAGAAATAAGAAATTATGTTTCGTTCAACTTCTCAGCACAGAAGAGAGCCGTGACAGTACAAGATTATGAGTCAATTATTAGAAACATGCCTTCAGAGTTTGGAGCACCTGCAAAAGTATCTGTGACTGAAAACAATAATAAAATATTGATTCAGTTATTATCTTACGATACTTCGGGTAAGTTGACAAATATCGTTTCAAATACTTTGAGACAGAATATTGCAACATATCTATCCAACTACAGAATGATGAATGATTATATATCAATTTTCACAGCTGAAGTAATTGATTTGAGTGTCGAAGTTCAAGTTGTCTTAACAGCAGCACAAAACTCGGGGCAAGTAATTGCTGACATAGTTGACAGAATTTCTACATATTTTAACCCTCAAGTAAGAGAACTGGGACAAAATGTATATCTGTCTGAAATACAAAGTATTGTTCAAAATCAAAATGGGGTATTGAGTGTGTCTTCGATTAAGATTTTCAATAATGTTGGTGGGCAATATTCATCAGCAGAAACTTCCATGGAATATTCCGATCCTGAAACAAGACAAATTGCACCTACCAACGCAACAATCTTTGCACAACCTTCTCAAGTTTACCAAATTCGATATCCAAATAAGGATATTAAAGTTTCGGTTATAAATTACCAATCTACAACATTATCGTAATAGGTTTATTATCTATCAGTTTGGTCTATAATTTATGATGTGTGTATTCATACTTTGAAAAATTACACATAAAGTATTTATAAACTAAAGACAATAGATGGGTGATTCATATAGAATTAAGACCGAACTTGGTATAAACAAATCAATCAACGTACAGTTAGACCAAGAGTTTGAGTTCTTAGAAATTTTATCTCTCAAAATACAACAAACAGACATCTACACAAGAAGTTGTGCAGACTATGGTGTGTTAGTTGGTAGAGTAACGGCAAACAATGGATTTGGATTACCGAATGCAAGGGTTTCTATTTTTATTCCGATTGAACAAGTCGATGAATCTAATCCATTAATTACATCTATATATCCCTACAAATCTCCAACCGATAAAAATGAAGACGGATATAGATATAATCTACTTCCATACACACCTTCATACTCCAAACATGCTGCAACAGGTACTTTACCATCTCGTCCTGATGTATTGACAGGAAGTACTACTGTTGAAATTTATGACAAATATTACAGATTTACATCCAAAACTAATGATAGTGGTGATTACATGATTATGGGGGTTCCTCTCGGAACTCAAACAGTTGTGATGGATGTGGACTTGTCAGACATAGGAGAATTTTCTCTTACTCCACAAGATTTAGTTAGAATTGGATTAGCCACGGAAGCTCAAGTTGCAGGAAATAAATTCAGAAGTTCAACTGATTTGAATTCCCTTCCTCAAATTATAAACTTGACAAAAACTCTCGAAGTATCTCCTTTATGGGGGGACCCTGAGATTTGTCAAATATCCATCAACAGGTTGGATTTTGACTTGAGAGATGATGCAAATGTAGACATTCAACCGACAGCTGTTTTCATGGGTTCAATGTTTTCTTCTCCTGATAATGTCAGGATAAGAAGAAATTGTAGACCTAAAGACAACATGGGAAACCTTTGTGGTTTAACATCAGGACCTGGACAAATATTAGCAATTCGACAAACTATACAACAAGATGAGGATGGAAATCCTGTATTGGAGGTTTATGAGTTAGAACAAGCGGGAAACGTAATTGATGGGGATGGTACGTGGTTGACCGAATTACCAATGAATTTGGACTATATAATCACTAATGAATTTGGTGAGAGAGTATTGTCCAATGATGCAACGTTGGGAATACCCACCAAAGCAAAATATAGGTTCAAAGTAAAATGGACTCAGTCGAGAGATTTGACTGCTCAAACAAGAAGACCAAATTATTTGATTCCGAATGTGAAAGAATATGGTTGGCAGAGTTCAACTTTAGACCCAACAAATTCAAGTCAAACTGCGAGAGACTTACAAGAAAGTTCGTATTACTTCGGATTGGCATGGACAGGATATACAAATGGATTTACTGGAACGGAACGAATAGATAGACTCAATGAAATAATTGATTGTGAGGACACTTTCTACGAATTTCAATTCAACAGAGTTTATACTATATCATCATTGATTGACCAATATAAAAAAGGAGGTACGGGTAGATTCATTGGGATTAAAGAGATAGATGACAACAGTTGTGATAGTACAACAAATAAATTTCCA